TGACGGCTGTTCCGGCACCAGATCCTATGCACAACCCGTTCTGAGCAATAGCGAGTGTGTCCACGTTCTTGTCGGCACCGAGAACAAGTGCCCTGCTTGCCGTAGCGGTTCCCGGGGTCACGCCCGCTAACGCATTTAATTCAGCAGCAGCAGCCACCACGCCGTCAAGTATATTCAACTCGGCGGCAGTAGCGGTGACGGCGGTCCCGGCACCAGACCCGATACACAATCCGTTTTGAGCGATAGCGATCGTGTCTACGTTCTTATTTGCACCGAGAGCAAGCGTCCTATTCGCGACAGCCGTTCCGGCTACGCTGCCGTCCATCAGGTTCAATTCCCCGTAAGTCGCGGTGACACCGTCCAGTATATTCAACTCTGCGACTGTCGCCGTCAGGCCATCTAATGGATAAGTGGTCTGCGCTACCCACCGCTTGTCGCCAGCGTTGGTGTCGGGTGTAATGACCGACGGGTCGGACTCCGCCCCCGCAAGGTTATCATCCAGTATGTAGACGTACAGGACACCAGACACCGTGACGAAAGCAATATCCCCATCGTTCAGCCCGGCACCATCAACGGCATCGAGAGACCCGGCCCCGCCGCCCGTCCTCGCCGTCTTTACATATGCCTTTACCGCCATGCAATGCCCCCTTACAGATCGCCGTAGTCCTGGATCGTATCCGAAAACGTGGTGCAAACAAACTCGATGGATACGTCCTTGTTTATCTTCATCGAGTCAACGATTGCAACGTGAGAGCCCCCGTAGTCGTTCCCGGTGATGGTGATAAAATCACCCGGGTCCAATCCGATCAACGTGGCCTTACCGCTAAATCTCTCTTCCGCCTTTTTAAACAGTTTGCGTTGGTACCACAGTTTGGCGAGGTTCCCAGCGATGGTCGCGTCGGAAATGAACGGAGCCTCAAAGGTATCCGAGTCGATATTCGTCCGGCCATTCGTCGCCGATACGAGGCTGCTCAATAGTAGATCCTGCGAGTCTCCGGTTGGAGAATAGAGCAAGTTCCCACAGTCGTACGTGGACCGGGTGAACATGGACTGCGAAAAAGATCCCGGCCCCGTAGACCCGTCGCAGATTATATCTGCCGACGTCACTGTTTTCTGCGAGGCCGATGTCATGATCCGCATTTCTATCGTTTCGCCGATGATCAACGTCGCATGACACATCGACAGCAATTTCAGCAGCGCCTCTTCACGAGTACATGTTTCCCAAAATGCCCCGGCGAACTCCAGCGTCCATGTGTCATACGTAGTGTGCGCCGACGCGAACGTGGTAGAGTCTATATCGCCACTTGCCACTCCAATATCCGTAAGTAGATACTCGACCACATCCGCCGGATTCGTCACCGTGGAAGTGTCCGACCTGGAAAACTCCGTCGGCAGGTCGTAGTATTGATCCCCGTTTTCAAAGACCGCGTTGGACCCTCCCGCCGGAATGATCGCCTGATAAGTGCGGAAAGAGTATCCGGTAACGCTCTGCTTGGTGTATTGCGTAAAGGTGTTCGCTGGCTCCGTGTACTCCGTCTTCGCGGAATACTCTCGTGGAGTCCTGCACGCCGTAATCGTGTACGTAACCGCCACACCGTCTACTACGGTCGGCCCGAGTACATAGAACCGGTCGTCCGTGATATAGGCGGATCGGACCGGTATATAACAGGTGCCAAACGGCAACGGTATGCAACAGTCATCGTCGATGTCGCCTTCCGTCCCGGGGAAGATGTCTTTGACCTTGATGCCGTAACTCAAGGCCGTTCCTTCGGCACCGGACGCCCAATCCCAGCCAGTATCCCACGATATACCGGTATCCCACGCTGGCTCTATCGACTCCTGCAAATACTGGACTCCGGGATAGTTGCCGTCCAGATAGCCGGAGAAAAAGTCCTCGCACGTAAACTGCAGCGTCTGGTATGCGGAATCGACACGCTTAACCAAAAACTTCCATGCCCGAATGGACACCTCAGCGTCCGTCCCGTTACCGATATACAACCTGAGAGTGACGCTGCAATTTTCAAAATCCGAAGGAGCATACACGTTGTCCTTATTGATCAGCGTGAACGACAATTCCGACGGTGGAATTATCCCTGACTCGGTTTTGGGCCGAGACAAGGACACTCCGCTGAAATCAACGACCTTGAACGTGTACGCATGACCACCAGCCGTAACTGCCTTGGTAGACCAATAATGCGTAACGGCGGTAACATCTCCGACGTCGAAAAGCCACGAAACCGACTTGACGTCATGCGCTACGACCGCCAGTTGCGTAGCGTCAAATGACCGCATTACGCATACCCGAGGATCTTCAAGCGCATTGATGTGCCATAGGCATCATGTGTGGGGCCGGACCTCTCAAGGTCGCAGTCAAACCGCACGACGTAGGTGTGCCCGTCATGGGCGTACTTAAACGAAAACAATCTGCCCTTTGCCGTTGTGTGGTATACGTCCATTACCGTACCGCTATCGGATTCCGACAAGACGCCGTAGTCCCACGATAGATAGAAGGTAGGCGTCGATGACAGCAGTATTCTTTCTTCCGATCCATCGTCCCCTACGTGGATAACGACATTGGTAGTGCTTTCCTCTGTCACCCTTCCTCGCGCCGATACCGCTAACGTGTAGTCGACGTCCGCCGTGGCTGAACTCAGATAATCGTAAGGTTCCTTCGCCGCCATGTCAGACCGCTACCTTTCTGATCTGCTTTACCAGTTCCTGATCTCCAGATCGGATGCTCCGCACAACCGTATTGCTGATGACCTTGCCGTCCATCACAAGGTTAACCGTAATGTCCTGCTTTGCCACTCCGCCCCCGGAACTGTTGATCCTGCCGGCCACGGCCTTGGCGATGCTGTCCGTATTCACCCCGACGCTGCGAAGGAACTTCGACCGCTCCGGCTCATATGTCGGCACAACCCATTCCGGCCCAGATTCACCAACGAGTGACAGTCCTCTGGTGAGGCCCCCGGTGTGGTAACTTGGAGTTGGACCGCCGGGGTTCGGGTTCGGCCCCCACTCGGGATTCCAATACCAGAAATAGGAACCATCATAGTTCTGTGCCCATTTCGCCTTGTGCAACGAGTTGCTTACCGCTGCCTGGTTCGATGCCGCCGCCTGATTCGATGCCGCCGTCTGCGCTACTGTCTGGGCGTTTGTGACGACACCCTGCGCGGTAGTGATCTTCGCCAGTAAACTGGCCAGTGTTTCGTTCGTCTTTTGCGTCGCAGCCAATTGCGCGGCGGCAGCGTTTCTGGCCTGTTCCGCAGCAGCGGTGATAATGGATAGTTGCCGTTGGGCAATCGGCAATTGCGCTGCGGCATTGGCACCGACTTTTTCAACGTCCGCCATTACTGCGTTGTAGATGTCCTGATACGCCCCGGAAGTGTATCGTTTCTGGAACGCCAGATATTCGGTCGCGTAGGCAAGGAAGTCCGATACTCCGCTATCCGTCGTCGCCAGTCCCTTTAACCGTACATACTCCTTCTCCCACGCCGACCGCGACCCGATAGCGGCCGTCGATGCCGACCGTTCAGTGCCGGACAGCCACTTCTTCACGGCTTCAACCCTGTCCGCCAGTCCTTGCACATAGTTCTGCTGCGATGCAAGTTGCTTATCCCACATCGCCACTTGCTCGTCGAGATACCGCTGGTACGCCTGATTGTAGGCGTCCTGCGCGGTAGCGAGATTCGACTGCGCTTCGTTCAACTTGGCCTGCGCTGAGTTTGCGTCTTCCGTCGCGTAGATTGCGGATTGCAACGACCGCAACGATTCATCGAGACCCGCCATTTCTATGACCCTCGATGCTGCGCGGGCTTCGTCTTCCTTGCCTTGCAATTGCAGCAACCTCACTTTCATGTCCTCGGTCGATCTCGCCAAAGATTCCTGCGAGGCATATACCTTGTCGGCGACTTCCGCCATCCTTATCAACGCGGCGTATGCTTCCATGCCGCCTTCGGTCGTCAGATCGAGTGACTCCAGCAGGTCTCGGTATCCACGGCGCGTATCGGGGAGGGACATTCCCAAGCCGCCCAATTCGCCGGACAGTTGCCCCTGGAGCCGCGCCTGTTTCTCGGCATCGGCGAAGAACTTGTCGTAGTAGGTGTAGGAGGCCTCCTGTAGTACATCCAGCCCGCCGGCCATCTCGATCAACGCCTCCGAGAAGGCGACGATCTGCGCGGTCGTTCCGGGGAACCCCTGATTCGTCATCGTCAGGATCTCAGTAACGATCGCCTTGTCGATCACAAGCCGAGCGGCGGTCTCAAACAGCCCCTCGTTCAACTGCTGGTAGCCCGCGACCAGATCCCCGAAGATCTCCCGCACGGCGACGTCGCCGATATTCGAGAAGTATTCCGAGAGGGTTTTCTGAATCTCCTCGCCGGTCTTCCCGGCCAGGTTCAGCCGCTCGCCTTCGAATTGATACGCGAGTACTGCATTCACGTCCCCTCCGAGTCCCTTCGCCAACTCCACAAGCGTTGTGCTCATATTCTGGAACACGAGGGTAAACAGGCGAGAGACGTCCGCGTCAAGGGCCTTATAGATCGTGCTGTACGAAGTCTTGTCGGAGTGGAACCAGCCGCCGTCCTCCACCGTTTTGATCGTCGCGAACTGCAACGCGTCCATGTATTCCCCGGCAATCAATTCTCCCGCCGTCATACCCTTAAACTCGATCCCAGTCGCATCGATGGATTGCGTCTTCCCCCCTCCGAAGATCCCGCCGACGACGGTGTTCAGGAACCAATTCCCGAGTTTCGAGATCGGGTCGTTCCCACCAGAATACGTTCCGAACTTCGTGAGGGTATTCATCGGGACGAACCCCGCCGCCGCCCCCGACACGCTCCCTGTCCGCAGGATTCCAGAGACGAGTCCGAGAATGTTGCGGTTCAGGTCCTTCATTGAGTTGTGGATGCCGGTCAGTTCGCGATACTCCAAGTCGTAGGTATCGTCAAGGAGCTTCCAAACCTTTCCAATTGACTCGCTGCCCGTACCGGCTTCCGCACCCAGTACGGTGGATGCGGGGAGGGCTGGTGCGGATGCACTACCGCCGCCCCCGCCCCAGGAGATCCCGGACGCCGCGAGGATGCTCGCCATGAACGCAGCCATCGCCGCCGCGAGCGCAAATCCTGCGATCGGTACCTGCCCCTGCGCAGCCACGGACGCCGCCGCCCCCGTCGTGGCAACAGAGGTATTCGCTGCGTTCTGCGCCATCGCGACAGAAAGGGCAGACGCGGCCTTCGCGACGTTCATCGCCATTTCCGCCGCGTGCGCGACCTGCCTCAACCGCATGATCGCCTTGTACTCTTTCGATTCCCTGCCGAACATCGCAAGCGTGGCGTCGAGGAGTTCCCCGGTGGAGGCGATCATGGAATTCACCCCGGCGTTCTCGTTGTCCCACCGCTTCTTCGCCGCCAACATGATCTTCTGATTCGCGTCGAGGTAGGCAGCAGCAGCGTCTACTCCTGCGGCGATCCGCGCGTCGCGTTCTGCCTCGATCAACTTTATTTTCTGATCGTACGCCTTCTTCTCATATCCGACGATGGAGTCATAGAAATCCGCAAGAACCGCCGGGTCGTGAGCGTCCTTCCACGCCTTGAACGCATCGTCAGCCATGCCACGTACCGTATCGACATACTCCTGCGTCATACCCATCTCGGCGGCAAGGGCCCCCATCGCCATCGCGCCTTCTTCCGCGAACTTCTTCGCGTCCATCCTCAGAATCTCGTCGCTGATCCGTTTCTCTTCCTTGAACTCCTCATCGTCAAGTTTTCGGATGGTATCGTGGTATTCCTGATCCATACCCATCTCTGCCATCAATGCTTCGTGGACGAGTTTCCCCTCCTCGGCGAGGATCTTGGCGCGGTCTTTCAGGTAGTTCTCTTCGATCTTCTTGTCGAGTCCCGCCGATGCAGTCAGAGCCTTCAGGCGTGCCTCCTCCGCCTTCAGCGCCACCTTCGCCGCATTCGCCTTCGCCTGCGCTCCCTCCTGCGCGGCTGCCCCCGCCTTCTTCTCTTCCCCAGCGACGTATCCTGTGATCTTCCCGGACTTCACCAGCAGGTCGTTCCCCGACTCGATCGCGGCGTTCCATCCCTCCTGCCCGTCGATCAGGTACGCGAGCGGAGCGATCATGTAGGTGAGGAGTGCGCCGAACACGGTCATCGCGGAAAGAATCTTCTGCCCGAGAATGATGAGGAATTTCCCGAGGGACTCCTTCAGTTCATCCACGTATGCCCGGAACACTTGCAGCCCTTCTGCGGCGTTCGCGGACATCTCCCCCATCTTCGCCGCTTGCACGGAAGCGTTCAGCATCGCCATCTTGTAGATGTTGATGTCCTCGACGCCCGCCGCCAGTGCCTTCTTGACGAGGGACGCCTGCTCCATCGTCAGCAGCCCGTACCGTTTCAACGCCTTCGGAAGTTGATTCGCGATCGCGTCCGTAATCCCCTCGAACGCGGTCTGCACGTCTTCCCCGGCGACGCGGGCGGATACGCGAGCCGTTTCCATGATATGAACCAATTGATCAGCGGAGAGCCCCTTCGCCATCCCGGAAACGGCCTTCTGCATTATCTCAGACTCATCAATCGTCCCGGCGGACACGCGCTTCAGGTCCGCGATAAGTTTGTCGGCGTTAACCGCCGACGCCTCGGATACAATCTTGAAGGATTCCTCCGCCTGCTGCGCCTTCGCGCCGAGGTTCGCGTACTCCATCGCCTTGCCGGCCGCCATCCACGCTGCGGTAACGGCGGCTGCACCGGCAATCCAGTTCGCCTTCATCTTATCAAGAAGGCCGACCCGCGCCCCATACTGTTCCTTGTCGATCTGCGCGATGCGGTCTGCCGCCGCCTTCTCCGCCCGGACGATCTCCTCCTTCGAGGACAGAGTCTTGTTCTTGATATAGTCGAGGGACTTGACCGCATTGTCCCTCATCATCGCGTAGACCGGATCGGACTTTATGCCGAGCGACTTGTAAGCGTCTTCCGTCTTGATGGTGGAATCGACGAGAGCGGTGTGTACCTTCTTCAGCCCCTGCTCAAGTTTCGAGGAATCAAGGCCGATCTCCGCGAACATCGTGCCGACGGGTTTACCTGACATCATCCATTCTCCACGATGGACTTGATCTTGCTCATGCTCTCGCGGAACGCCGGACGCAAGAATGGATGCCCCTTCCCTCTCCACTCACCGCGCCCTTTCTCAACCTGCACGGCGTACCACGTCTTGTAATTGCCAGCCATGATCCACACGTTCATGTGCTGCGCGGCCTTGTACCCGTAGCCGGCGTTCAGCCCGGTCTCCTTCTTTTTCGTGACACGGATCGTTTCCTTCAGCGCGTTGTAGTCCCGCGCCGTCCATATCTGCCCGTGGTACTTCCCCGTGCTGTACGGTCCGTGCTCCTTCCACGTGTACTTGAAGCCGACCATCTTAGAACGCGCCGCATCGCGCACGACGAGAGCGGCCTTCTCGATGCGTTCCATGCAGCCGCTCAAAATCTCGGGCGCAAACGCCTCGGGGTTCCAACTCGCGATTCGCATCACCCCTCCGCTGACTGCCGTTTGGCGAGCATATGGTGAAACGACCGGGCGACCTTAATGAAGCACGACCGCTGATCGGGTACGGAAAAGATGTCCATGATTGCTTTTACGGCTGAATAGTCGAGGTCGATGATCTGACCTGATCCTGGCGCGATGCGGACCTGTCGCTTCGCCATCTGGTAGACGAGTTCCGCATCGGCGTTCTCCTCGATAGGTTCCACCCTGCACGTGTCGCACGGAGGAACACCTGGGGGTGTCCGCCGTGCGTACATCTCGGTACAGCCCGGACAGGTGGGGGAGTAGTCCTCCACCCACTCTATCCGGGCTATGAGTTTTTTACTTCCGCCTCCGACGTCTGCGCGTTCGCCCCGGTAATGAGTTGCAGGCACCGCCCGACGAACCGGGCGAACACCGGGATGCTCATCAGCCGAAGTTTGTTCTCCAGCGTGCAGGGGATCTCGTTGCCGTCCTTGTCGAGGATCCCCGACCAGTCCTGAATCGCCCAGTCCCAGATCATCTCCCGCTCCTTCTTCTCCTGCTCGGGGGTCTGATCGTAGTACACGACGCGCTCCATCTGCCGCGTCCTCGGGTTCGGGACGAACTCGGATTTCTTCTTCCGTGTCTGTGCCTGTATGCGTTCGATCGCGTCAGCATCCGCAATCCGCAGGCAGACCTTCCCGGCGTTCGGCTCGGGGTCAAGGTAGTTGACGTCACCGTTCTCCTTGATCTCGGACCGGAAGAAGTTGAACCACTCGCCTTGTACCTCGGACAGATCGAATCTCATCTTTCCTCCTCGTGCTGGTTTTCAGACGTTACGACACGCGCTCCATCGCCGCAGCGCTGACCTTGCCGGAGAACGATATGGTCGCCAGCCCGTTCTTACTCATGTTGACGACGTTGAACTTGTCGAGCAGGATCGTCCCGCCGGTGCCGACCCGCCAGAACACGGAGGTCGACTCGTAGAAGTACAGGTTCGTCAGCCCGCTCGTGTTCGTCGCGAGCGCGTTCAGCGCGACCTGCCCGTTCGTGTCAGCCGGGTCGTAGAAGCCGTCGAACGACACCGTACCCGCATCGTCGATCCCGGCGCGAACCCACGTCTTAACAGTATCCCCGAACGCCGTGTCCTCCTGGATGTCCGGGACGAACCCCGACATGCTCCACGTCCCGATGCCTGCAACAACAGTCGACCCATACATGATCTTCGCCAAACGCCCGCCGATGCTGGACAATTTAATGTCCTCCCTTCAGGTAGTTAGGCGGCGTAAAACCGCCCGCTCATTGACCTGCGTTTCATCGAAAAACAACACTTTCCACCCGTATTCTTGGAATACTTTTCTCCTTTCTTTTTTCCATTCATTGATGTTATCCGTGTGCCTCCACTTGTAATACCTCGCATACACTTCGATCGCGACCTTTTCGCCGTTCATATTTATGAAATCTGGGTTTTTCCCACCTACAATGAATGAACCATCCCCGACGTACTTATATGGCAACTCGTTGTCCGAGCAGATCTCAATAAACTTTGACTCCAAGGAAGTAGGGATTCTCCTTTTCAACATTTTCTTCACGGCTTCCTCAGAATGATCGTGCTTCCCTTTCCCATTTATGCTCATTTTCAATCTTGACGATCTTTTGTGCTTCTTCCCCTTCATAAACGGGATGCAGTTTTTCTTAAACTCCGTCGCGGGGGAGTTCCTCTTACCTTTCATCCCAAGCGAGCAGGCTTTTTTATGCTCCTCAGTGAGTTTTCTGCCCCTTAATGCTCTCGATATTTTCCGGGCTACTTCCGGCGTATGTAGGTGGATCGGGTCCATGTGCAACCCCTTGTTCCACGGGGCAGCCCCATTCGCCCGCCCAATCTGTTTACCCTCCGCCTTAGCACGCACCATTCCTTCCCGTATTTTCTGCCGATGCGCCTTAGTCAATTTTCTACCGGTCATCGCCTCAGATTGCTTCCGGCGCTGCTCCTCGGTCGGAACCCTGCCGAGATTCGTCTTATCCCCCTTTTGAAACCTCCCGCTGTTCCCCATCAGACGACCGCCTCTTTCGCCTCTTTTTTCGCAGCCTCTATCTGGTCATGCAGTTTCTTGTCGGTAGGTTCCTCCTTGTCGTACCTCGCCGGGTTGCTCTTCTTCGGGACGCCGAGCACCGTCGTGTCGATGCGCGGCGCGTCCGGGAACCTCTCATGCAACCACTTGAACCCCATCTCGAACTGCTTGTCGGGGAACCACGTAAACGGGCGCATGCAGTAATGCTCCGCGTATGCGTCGATGATCCACGCCGTTCCTCCCATCTCCCACGCCTGACAGACAGCGAGTGTCCCGTACAGGTCGAACCCGCGCAACCGCTGGTCGAACCGGAACCCCTTTTTAATGTTGACGAGGATACAGCACTCGTCGAAGCACGAAGCGGGATGTGGGAACGTGTGCAGATCGTCCGTGTTGAAGCACTGCGGAATGCGCATGTCGTGGAACTTCCCGCAGATCGCGCCGCCCATGTCCTTCCCCACGATCCCGGCGACGACCCAACTCGACGGCAGCAGGTTGATCTGGCTTTCCACCTGCTTGAGCCAGCCGTTCCGGTAGAACATGTCCTGATGCGTAAGGACACCCACGTCCGCGCCGTCCTTCTCAAACAGGGCGATCAACTTGTTCATCCCCACCGTCGCGCAGGAAGGGGTCTTGATGGTATGGCACGGCAGCGTCGGATCAAGTTCCGACTTCCGCAGCACCATGTCCAACCTGACGATGTCGTTCACGAGTGCGCCGAATGAGAACTTCAACTCCTCCTCCCGTCCAGTCCCTTTTTCGGGGTAAGACTGCCCGCCTCGGAGACAATTGCCATCACGTCACCCGCTGGAACAGCGCGACGCCGCACGGCGTCATCTTCTTCGACGCCCACTCGCCGATGAACTGCCATGCTGGATATTCTTTCAGTTCGGCGACAAGTCTCGGCACACCCCAGGCCGTCCGCACGGAGTCATGCAGCATGAGGAACCCGCCGTCCCTGATGAGCGGTGCGTACAGGTCGTAGTCCTTCTTCACGTTCGCGTAGTAATGAACGCCGTCGATCATGATCGCGTCGTAAACGTATCCGAGGGCGTTGACTTTCGCTGCGGTTTCCTCGCTGTTCGAGTCCCCGATCACCTCATCACGCTTGATGCCAGCAAGCACCTGCGGGCGGTTCACGCAACGTGGATGCTCGTTCGTGTCGACCAGCGTGATCACAGCCGGCGCGAAGTAGTTATGCATCAGCAGCGTCATACCCCCGGCGGCGGAACCGATCTCAAGGTATGAGTCAATGTGCTCACTGGAGGACAGCATCGCGTGGACACACGGAGCGATCTCCTCCGGGATTTGTTGGATGTACCCACCCCCGATCTTGTCCCCACCGAACACTTGGACGTCGTCCGTCCCGATGGAGTAGACGTACTTCTCAATCTCCTCGACCATCGGGATACCCGTCAGGTTGCCGCTCGCAAACGGAACCGCCTCTGGTTCCGACGTCGACACCGCGATCGTCGCGGACTCAGCGAACTTCGCGCTGTCCTTCGGGACTCCGCTCCCCGGATTCGCCATGCTGCCTCCCCTCAGTTTTTCTGCATGATGATGCTGTAGTCGACGTCGTACTGCCAGTATTCCCCCGACCCGTCCGGGGTGTCTTCCGCTACAGTCGTCAGGTTCGCTACGCCGCGATCCAGCGTGATCATCGTGTTCCCGGTTACCGTAAGCAACGCCCCGTCATACGCCGACTTCAGGTTCGTGAAGATGTCCTCGATCTCGGAACTGCTCGACGCCTTCGAGAAGATCGAGAACTGCACGGTCACGTCCTCGATGCTGTCGGTGAACGTGTCCATCGGCGTATCCGTCACGACGAAGAACAACGCATGCGGGAACGCCGTACCCTGCGGGATGCGGGCCTTGTAGAACCGCCCGCCGACGGACGTGGAGAACGCCGTGCCGGTCGCGTGCGAGTAGATGGCGGTCGTCAGGTTCTTCATGCGTCGCACTTCCTAGCGATAGTG